ATGGCGAGCTAATTACCTGGGATGCTTCAGGTGACCCTGCAGCGGTGGCTGTTGGAACCGCTACTCATGTTCTAACGAGCAATGGCGCTGTCGCCGCTTGAATTCCGTCTGTCTTTAAGGTGCTCATTTGGGAAACCTCAACTTAATTTCATCAACTTTAGCAGCCCAAGTTCCCTGGGAAACTTCGCCCCGCTGCTCCTCAAAAAATAGTGCGTCAGATTCCAATTGATAGGACTTGCGACGATTGTTCTGAACTTCTTCTGCAGATATAGCCAAAGAAGGGGAATCATCCACAGATGCGATATCCGCCTCAGTGGGCTGTTGTTCCGTAGAAGTCCACTTTGCAATAAAGGGGCCTTTACCGTCCGAATTGTCTTGGAGGGTAAAGTCCTTCGAATCTACAGAAGGAACGAGTTTTAATATTCTATTATACAACTGCATTATTTTTACCTACTCAATTCTAAAGCCAGAGAAATAAGTCGTGTCTCCGTAGATATCTTTATTACTACCATGACGCTGGTTAACGAACATCTCGTAGTAATCTGTGCCACTTGCGCTCAAAACTATATTTATAGTTGTAACTCCCTCAGCTATATCTTGCTCCCACTGCGATGTAATGTAGTAAGTACCATTTTTAAACAGGTTTAGATCACAGGTCGATGATGTGCCTGATGTAAGACCTGTAGCCATATTAAGAAACCATTTACCCGCTGTGGGTGTTAGCCTATAATTTGTCGTAGGATCAAAATTATTGCCAATATCAAATGTCTCACTATCCAACTGAATCTTGGTATTTGTAGATGTAGCAAGTGTTTGGTTTCCTGACATAGTCACCAGAAAACTTTCTCCTGTATCACCACCACCAGCAGCCTGAAACGTCGGAGCGGCACCAGCGCCATTGCTCGTTAGAACATGAGTAGCGGTTCCAACAGCCACCGCTGCAGGGTCACCTGAAGCATCCCAGGTAATTAGCTCGCCATCGGTTCCCACCTGTAATCCAGAGATAGGAACACCTACGGTCCCCCCAACCTTAAATCCAGCTTCCAGATTAGGGACACCTGTGCCACCACCCGTGATGGTCAAATCGGTGTTATCAGACTTAGTTGTGACGGCATCCGCCTTTAAAGTACTCATATTATTACCAGGGTCCCCTCTACTGTTAAAGTGATACCACTACTTACAGAAAGAGGTCCTGTTGCAGAAGCGTTTTCAGAAGAAGTAATAGTTACACTTGCATCAAGAGCCAGCTCATTTATCCTGAAAATATCACCTGCGCTGGAACCTGTTGCACCATTATCACCTTTATAGTATCCACCACCAACGCCAGTTAAATTTCCACCGCCACCATAATACTCTGCCGCACTAACATTCCCACTAAATTCAGCAGCTACACCTGATACCTTGGTAGTAAATGATCCTGTTGAGGCCACAAAATTGGTAGCACTCACACAAGCAGAATAAGAACCAGTGGCACCATCGACATCACCTGTAACGTCGCCAGTAACATCACCTGTAACATCACCACTTAAATTACCATCGAAAGTGGCTGCACTAACTATTCCAGAAAACTCTGCAGCAACACCTGAAACCTTAGTGGTAAAAGAGCCTGTGACTGCGACCAAATTTGTTACTGAGGCACAAGTGGGAACCCGCAAATTATTCGCTGTAAAATCACTTACTGAGGTTGATCCAGAGCCTGAGGTTCCATCTATGACAGAGGTAGCATCACTAAAGAGAACCATTGTCTTGCCTTGATCAACTGATGTTCCATTGGTCTCAGCGGATGTCTTTACTGTCAGGGAGAAAGACCCTGTGGTATTATTAAAGATTTGATAACGGCGACTTAGATCGGGAACTACTACATTAATATTTCCTGTAAGTAGGCCAGTATAAATGTGGTTGGCATTAAGAGCTTCAGCAGAAGTCAGGGCTACATCAGAAGAGCCAGCAACAGATTTAGATAAAGTACCCGCAACTGCTGTGTCAAAACTGTCAGAACCTGTATTTAGAGTGGTTCCCCAAACATTTTCTGAAGCGCCTGGGGTGGGTTTTTCAATACCTAAATTGGTTGTATTTGCCATTCATCACGTTAGAACAAACATGGGGTCTAAATTCCCAGGTTCTTCTACCCTCATAAGTATTTGATCATCATTCATAATAACAAACATAACTCCTTTATACAAAAATCTAGTGCCCGTATGTTTACCATAGCACACATAATCTCCGATGGAACACCAAGGCCCCTTAGGGAATCTTTGTTTATCTTGATATGAAAGATCACCTAAGAGAACAACGCGGCCTACCGTTGTAAGATATTGCACATCATCTTTAGTTTTATCAGGAAGTATGATCCCTCCTTTTGTTGTAGACCTAATGGCTACTGGCCTAATAAGAATACGATAATTAGGAAGTATAGGCAGCGGTGTGGGGTCTTTTATCTTGTTGTCAGTAATCCATTGATCATTGGTGACAGCGCCACCCATATGAGCATGTTGCATTAGTCTTCCTCTTCTTCTTTAAGATATCTCTGAAGTGCAGTATTTACAATTCCTGCAGCCATGTCAAGACCATACAATACGCCAACTAGATTTTTGTAGTCAGCATAATTCTCAGAGGCACCAGAAGCCAAGGTGTCTTTAACTTGTTCCTTGGCCTCATCAATTGCCTTAAGAATGTCGCTGGTAATCAATTCCCTTTAGAAGAGTATACACCATGACGAGGGTACTCTTTACCAGTATGCTCATAAGCCCAATCAGGACTACCCCTTAAAGAGGCCCTCTTCGTCCTGTGAGACCACTTGTCCTCAGGAATTTGCGACCAACTAGAAACTTTAGACTTGTTGCGCTTCTTTGGTCCTGAAATCTCGTTAGCTTTCATTGGTTCCTCCGTTTTTTACGTTTATGCTTTAACTTACCATCACCTTCTTCCTCAATCAAGTAAAGAACTCGCATATGATCCTGAGCTTTTTTCTTCTCTGAGTGTGTTCCCTTTACTTGACCCGACCGCGTATTCAAAACAACGTACTTCTTACCACGCTTCTTTATAGCGTATGGCACTTAATCCTCCTGTTTAAAGTTCCTCAAAGCAGATGCTATTCTTTTTTCTAAATGTGGTATACCTGGGCGCAGAAACCTTTTTGAAAACTCAGTAGCTATCTCTTCTACATCACCTTTTTTAAATACCCTCTTTAATTCTTTTCTATGACCCTTTCCTATGTCATAAAATTTATCATTATTAAGAGTTTCAATTACAAATAATATTTGAGACTCAGAACTATCAATTTTTTCTGTACTTTTTAGATAGTTTTCATAAGCCCTTTTCATGGGTACATAAGTGAATTGGAAAAGACCTACACCTGATCCACCCTTTTGTTTTTGGGTATGCCGAAAAGTTCCACCTGTTTCTACATCTATATTGCCTAATATTCCAGCAGCCACTTCAGGACTAAAATTCTCTAATAACATATCCTGTACTAAATCTTTTGGTGCCTCAAAAAGACGCTGAGTAACTACTTCTTCCTTTGTAGGAAGTAAAGGCGATACTATGCCAGCCAATCTTTTAATTTCTTCTGCAGCAGTTTCAGGTCTTTCGGCTCTTTCATCGACTTCCTGTGCGGCTAAATCTTCAGCTACTAAATCAGCAACTACATCTCCTGAAACGATTTCGGTGGCAGCAACTTCACCAGCGGCTCCTATGGCTTCCTGTACTGGTTCTTGTTCCTTTTCAGCAGTTTTAAATAATTCAGCTATATCTTTAGGGTAAGAGGCCATAGGTTGCTCAAGAACCTTTCCAGTTGCAGCGGCTGCTGCTTCATTCGCTGCTGCTACCTCCTCTGGAAAATGTTCCAAATCTAATATTGCCTGTTGCTCTTGCACCTCCTTAGTAGCAATATCCAATGCCTCTTGCATCTCTTCTAAGCCGGGGTCTCCTTCAGGAGTCATGCTCATCTTTTTATCTAGGTTTTCCGCATACACACGAGACCTAAATAATTTAGCTTCAGGCGATTCGGTTTCAAGGTCAAGCGACTCGGGTTCAAGGCGCGCAGCTACTGACTCAAAATCTTCAGGGGCCTGTTGGAAAGCATCTACTCTACTGCCCTCTTGGTAGTTCATGATCTTGTCTTGAAGAGCATAGAATGTGGGAGCGTCTTTAATTTGTATTAATCCACCTTCTGCGCCCTTAAAAGCTTCTGGGAAGGCTCTAAATAGTTCGCTATCTTTGCTAAATGTTATTTCCATGTCTTTAGCTAAAGCAGCCACAAATTTTGCGTACTCGATGATGAGTTTTGTTTTTCTGTCTTCAACATCTCTCATTGCGTTATAGCCAAGTGTAGCACCTTCCTTCATAGAAAGATTCTGGACACGTTGCTCTTCGATATCAAGTTTGCGGTTATCCAGAACAATCTTAGCAGCCTTTTGTGTTGCATCTACTTGAGCTTCTTGCGCTCTCAGTTGAAGGTCACCCTTTTGTAGCTCTAGAGATTGTTGCTCAACAGAACCTTGTTGCTGTCCAATTGCAGCCATTTGCGCCATCTGCGTTAGCTGTTGTGCCGCCTGTGCCTGGGCAAATTCATCAGTGGAAGCATCTTGGCCTACCATCGCCATCATTTCTTCCTGATACTGCAGCAGCATGTGTTCTGATATGTTGGCCTGAATGAGGGGAGCCATCTGAGGGAACGCAGGATTTTGCTGTTGTGCTGGATTATTCAAGAAGGCATTCTTAAAGGTGATGTGTGCCTGATGATTTTGTTCTGGGAAAGCTTTAATGGGTTGACCTTGAGACACAGAGATGATATCAGCCATAGGACTCTCAGGCTTAGGCTTATGTGGGGGTGGCATCAAGCGATCTACATTTTCGATGTTGGATGACTCAAGGATCATCTTGTGGACTTCGCGAATATCATAAGTTCCTAGGGGAGCCTGAGACGACAACTGAAGAGCCATTTGAGCTAGGGCAAGTCTATGAGTAGCGGAAGGAATATTAGGATCAGATACAGGAAGAACATCTATGCGCCCATCGAAATCCTCCTTGAATATTTCTATGCTGCCATCAGCAACATCCATGCCCATAGTGGTAGGAAGAAACTCATAGTTGACTCGCGCTAGAACCCTAAATTCATCACGCTGGCTCTTATGGAGACGCTTATGAATAGCCGTAAAGAATTTGGCCGACTGCTCAATAAGAGCCATAGTGGTGCCAACAGGACCATAGTTACTACTGTCGGCAATTACCTGCTCTGTCGTATCTGCAAACTTTTGGCCCGCTCTAGTAACAAAGTCCAACATATTATAAAGAGTTTGACTCGGCTCCTTATAGGGAAGAGCATAAAAGCTTTTGTCCAGTTGTTGACCAGTGCTCTCCACTTCGCGCCATTCGCCAGGACCTATAGGGTCTTGGTCCCCAACAATTCTAACGCCCCTTGCCTTGAAACCGCCCGGAAGATTCGCAAACTGGCCAGCATCAATCAAGGCTCTCATAGCCGCCGTAGCAGTAAGAGTTAGGTTACCGAGAAAATGTATATAACCGAAGCCGTAAAAACCAAATCCTGGTACAAACTGATAGTGAATAAAATGTTCCAGGCGAATATACTGTGGGTCATCTTCTTCCCAATTTCTCCTAATAGAGAGACATTTTTTTGAATCTTCATCAATGGTGACAATATAAGGTGCGGCAACAGGTGTTTCAAAGTCTCCTCCCAACTCTAAGTAACAATGTTGTTCCAAGAGACAATACTGAGGATCGCTTGAAGGATCATAAGAAAACCCTAGAATTTCATCCATCTTGGTGGATATGTCAGATCGCTCTTGTGAGTTGGGCTTCCCAAGATCACATTCACGATACATATCAGCAGCAATATCTCTTTTAAGATCATTAGACGATCTGTAAATTACATGCGTGAAGCGATCTGCCCTCTGAAGATTGGGAGCATTAAAGGGAACATAAAATTGATCTACAGAAACAAACTCGCAGGTGGGTCTTGAGGCCGCAGCATCATAATAAACTTTCTTGAAGGCGGAACCAAAGATAGGAAGTTGAAAGAGAAGACGCTCAAATTCATTGAAATACTCAGGCATCATCTCTGAGATTTCATAATTCATAAATTCTTTTACGCGCTTGGCTTGAGCTTCCTTGTCAGGAGTCGCCTTACCAATTATCTGGGTTTTAACGGGACCCTTTGGGGGAAGAAGTTCCTGAGAAGCCTTAGATTGAAACTTGACTGCATTCTCTATGATGAGAGGATGAACAGCGGTACAAGC